TTGTGTCAAGCCGCAGGGATATAGACGCTCGTGAACCAACCGTTGTAGATTGTATCCGCCGTGTCCGCGGTCGTCTTGGCCTTCGGGATATCCTTATCCAGATCGGCAACATAAATCGTCGTGGCGGTGATCGTCACACTCTCCGTCTCCGGCTCAATGCTGTCTTCCTTCGTGCTTCCGCTTGCGCTCGGACGGGTCGCGGTGCAGTTATAGATGACGTGGCGCGTTGCCTTCTGGTCGCCCTCGAACTGGAACAGAAGAGCAAAGTGGACAGGATCAGCCCCCGCATCTTCATAGATGATGTTATCTGTGTTTTTGACCATGCCGAGGATGTCGACAAGAAAGTCGTCTGGAATCAGTGCAAGTTCAAGATCACCCTCGTAGCCGTTATTTGCTACGGACACGTAATAGACGATGTTGTCCGCGTAAAACGGTGTGCTGTCGCCCTGGGGATCCATTGACAGGCTAACCGCGCCCTTCAGCGGCTTCGGGGTGGCGTAGGTTGCCGAACCGTCAGCCGCGATCGTTGCAACGGCATAATAGACGTTTTTAATGCCGTATTTGATTTTATTTGCAGTATTAGGCATTGATTAATACCTCCATTGTGTAGGTTATCATGTACATTTTTTCGTCATCGATATATGTCTCTGTTTTATCGAAATACATATCGTGCTGAATCAGTACGGTTTCAAGCTGTGATTCAAGCGCGAAATCTTTGTTATCCGTATATAGCTCGATTACAAGCTGATTGATACGGGCATAGTTGATATTGTCCGCGCTGAAATCATCATCGTTTGGGTAGTAATAGCAGATAAACGGCGGTTCTTTGGCTGTCGCATCCGAGAATTGGAAGTAAGCGACGGGAACGCCGACTTGCACGACCATGTTATATATTTCTGTCAGCGTCATAACTTAGCCGTCACCTCCTGTGTATACTTCTCGATCAGTTCCTTTTCGACAGGCGCGATATGTTCGCGGCCCTCCACACGACCGCCTCCGCGCTTGGCGTGCCCATGCTCCAGAAGATGCGGAAGTCCGGGCGTTTGGTTATAAATCGTCGCACTAACACCGACGCGCGTCTGGTTCAGCTGAACTTTCCATCCCTTCGCGTACTTCGCACCATTGAACAGCCTTGCGGATTCGGCCTGCAATTTCTTCGCCCCGCCCTGTGCAACGGTCTTCGTGATCGCGTCAAGGTTCTCCTGCACGTCTTCGCCGTACTTCTTTAACGCCCTCCCTATCGCGGCATCAATCTGGTTTATAGGTGTCTTTTGCGCCATTCTTGCCGCCTTTCCGCTCTGCGTACAATTCGAGCCTGTCATTTCGCCCGAGGTACGTCCGATAAATCGCGTAAGTCTTCCCGTGATATTCGAGCAACGATTCGCCGTTGTAGTCATCGACGAAAACAGAAAACATCAATTCGGGGTTCAAGCCGTTCCGGCCAGCTTCAAAGAACTCCTGCCGCGTTATTGAATTGACTTGGCAGAACACCTCGCGCCCGGTCGTGGTCTTTCGCTCCACGCCGTATTCATCAGCAACGAAGGCCGTGCATAGAAGCTTTATAGTGTCCGACCTATCCATCGACAGCACCCCAGTCTGTATAGCCTGTTGCAGTGACAAGCTGCGCTTTCTGCTCGTCGTAAGACCTTTTCAGTCGGTCGTACTGGTCTGGCTCTCCAAAGTTCATCAAAAAGTAAGTAATTGCGGCGGTCTCGACAAGCGCGTCAAGACTTTCGGGAACGACCACGCCCGCAACGCCGAGGTCAAGCAATGCCGCATCAAGCAGCCGCTCGACTTCCGCGTCGTAAGCGAATGTTGTCATCCGCCGCGCCATCTTCGCCTTCATGATTAAGGCCTCGCTTGCCATGTCTTCACCTCCAACAAAACAGGGCGACTATTTAGCCGCCCCTTTTTTTGTCTTCTTGGCCGTCACTTCTTTGACGAGGCCGAGCACAATCGCTGCCTTTGCCTCGCTTTCGGGAATGTCGACCTTCTGCCCGGCCTTAACCGTGACAGTTACGTCTTTGATCGTTTCGACCGTCATGATGCAGTCACCACCGCAAAGCCGTTCGGGCGGCAGAGGTGGATATCACCGAGGATTTTACCGACGATCTTCACCATGTCATGCTCTGCAAGGCTCTTGTCATCGATGATGAATTTGAAATCCTCGCCATCCGGGAAGTTGGCGACAACGCCGTCCAGATCGCCGACAAGCATTCCAGTGACGTTGCGGTTGAACAGAACCTCCATACCGTTGAACGGGTCTTCGATCTTTGCTCCGGTAGTGGCGCGGGCGTTCATGATAGCCGCATAGGTTGCCTTGCTGATGATCACGACAGGGTTCGTTGCTTCGTCAGAAAGTCTCGCGAAGCCAGCCATTGCCGCGGTGTTGTCGATGGGGTTCGTTACCTTCGCGGACAGGCTGGATGCGACGATTTCGGCAACGACAGCGTTTTCAAGCGCGATCGCGAGCTGGTGCCCGAACTCGTCCATCAGATAGCGCATAAAGGTCTCGCCCTTCATCGCCAGAACGGTATCGGATACGGTGATCCATTTCTTATAGTACTGCTCGACAAAGTTGATATAGCCGAGGGTCAGCACTTCCTCTGTCGGGTTCTCCATGTCGCCCTCAGTGTGCTTTACGGCTCCCGTTGCAGATGCTTCGTATCCAACGGAATAGTTGCCGCGGACATACACCTTGCGGATTCTGGAAAGGATCGGAGACTTGTCCCAATCAGTCCAGACGAAATCATCAACGATGTTCGACACCTTAACGGTGCCGCCGGTTACTCCGGTCGTCAGGAGCGCACGCTGTTCAGCAGTTGCAGTGCCTTTGATGTACTCGGCAAGCGCGTCCATCAGTTCGGCTTTTCTCTTTTCTTCATTCATAGGTTTTTTCTCCTCTGGAATTTTGTTGATTACCTCGCCTTTGCCTTTTGCGACGTTCGCCCGAATTTCCGCTTTCTTTGCTTCAGCGGCTTTCCGACTTTCAAGTTCTTCCTTGATGCCCTTAGCTTCCGCCTCGAGTGCGTCAAGGTCTGCCCCTTCCGCGTCAATCTCTGTTGCGATCGCGGCGCGGCGGGTTTCAAGTTCCTCAATGGTCATGGTTTTGAAATCCATCAAAGCACCTCCGTTAAAATTCTGATTTTTTGCTTTTTCCGCTCGATCTCACGGCGTGCGGTTTTTTCGCTCTCCAGTGATGCCTTCGCGCTGTCCAGCGCATCAGCAAGGCCGCGCGCCTGTATTGATGTTGCTTCATAAGCCGGGAACGTGACCGCGGACACCTCGAACACTTTTGAAATTTTCGTAACGGTGCGCGTCGGGTGATCGCTTTCGATGTCGTCCCATTTATCCCCATCGACGAGAAACATGAAGGACATCCCGGAAAGGTCGCCCCTCTTAACCGCCGAATAAAGGCTTTTTGCTTCGGTATTGTTCTCCACGTCCAAATTGACGCGGATGCTCATGCCTTTTCCCTCGACAACCTCCATCTGCATGGTGCTATTCGTGTTGTTGTTCCGCGACCGTGCAAGCGGGATCATATCGGTATTGTGATTAACTAAAAAACGCACGTCGCGAAGGTCTGCATCCGCGAGTGCGCCATCTGCAATTATTTCGTCATACCATCCGAGGTCTGTCCGTTCGTTGTAGACAATCGGCTGTCCCGTTAAGAATGTGCCGCGTTCTTCGTCCTGTTCGGCGCGGACTTCAAAGTCAAACGCCCGTATTTCTTTGTTGCTCGTCATCATCAACCTCCGTCAGTTTGTCGTCTGCATTGTAGTATTCGCCGCGAATTATCCGCGCATCTCCGCCTTCAACGGGCGGAAGATTCCAGATATCTCGAACATCATTAAGGCTGAAAATTCCCCGGTCAAGCATCTGCGCGGAAACATTCAGCTTATCTGCGTTCGAAAGGTACTGCAAGCGGTTCGCCGTTGCCGTCACGCCGTTTCCCTGCGTCTGTTCCCGGAGTGTGAACAGCATTTTTGTTAGAACGTCTGAGAACTGGATCGCAAACGGCTCAATCGCGCCTTCATAGAACGCCGCCCACGTGTCGCCGTATGCTTTATTCTGGAGAATGTCCTCGTTAACGCCGAAGTATTCGAAGACATTGTTGCGGATTGCGCCCATCTGGTCAGCGTCAATTACAAACGGCTTTGTCTGAACTTGCTGAATGTTCGTGTATGTGTTTGGAAAAAGCAGCAGCCCGCCGCCTTCCGCATCCCTGGCGAAGTTTTCAGCCGTAAACCGTTTCCGCTCTTTTGCGAGGTCTTCTGCCTTTGCGAAGTTGGACAGCTGCGCCATAAAGCGGTATGTCGCCGCACTCTTTACTCCTTCCTCAATGCCTTGATTCTGAATGTGGATCAAATCCATCGTTGGAAATAGTGCGTGATTACTTTCGCCCATGAAGTCATTTTTGTACTGATACTTCGTGAGGATACCGCAATATTCAAGTTCAACAGCCGCGCGTTCGCCATGCCCGAAAGTGTAACGAAGATACGGCACGTCATCGAACTGAACCACTTCGCAACGGCTCGGAAGTGGCGCATAAATACCGGACGGCTCGCCATATTCGTCGTATATCGGGCAAATAAAAGCCGTGTTGTGAACGTCAAGCAATGTCGACAGCCGATAAAGGAACTGCCCCCACGTCTGGAACTGGTTCGGCGCGTGTTTCATCTTGCTTCTGAGTGCAGGACGTGCCGCTCCTGTGATTTCTACGCGTAGCTTGCTGATATGTGTCGCTCTTGCATTGATCGCCGCCCGTATCAGTTCGCTCTCGTACAGTTCGCCGCCCCATGACGTGAACCGCGGCGTATATCCGTTCAACATTCGGAATAATTCTTCGTGTCGCCCGTTCGGTTCTTTGGGGCGGTTTTTGAAAATGAAATCGAATAAGCCCATTTTTTATTCCTCGTTTTTTAACTGTTCGCCAATCTCAGCATAATATTTCTGACGTACGGTCATAGCATCCAGCAGAGCCGCGCATCCGTCTATATGCATAGACGGCGACAGTTTGATTAATTTGCCCCGTCCCCTTTCGGTGCTCATTTTGATTGCGCTGTTAAGAAGGTGCGATTTCAGAAGGTCATTGTCTCCGATGTGTAGCTTTTTATCCTCGAGCAGACCCTGTGTCTCTTGTATCACACTATAAAGGTTTTCGCCTTGAAAAACGTCATCAAGGTGAAAGCCGTATGTTTTAAGGTCTTGAACGAGATATTGCGCAGAATAACGGTCGTATCCTATTTGCAACGGTAATATCTGATATTCTTCGACCAACCGCACGAACCAATTGAAGCAGTCATGATAGTCGACAAAATTGTCGCCGGAAGCCGTCAGCAGTCCGCGCCGGATGTAAATGTCATACGGCAGGCCATCACGCTGTGATGCTTCGTCAATCTTTTCGGCTGGTAAAAAGAAATGGCTGAACACATATAATTCGCTACCCTTTTCGATGACAACGCAGCAAGCCGTAAGGTCTCGCGTCTGCGACAGGTCGATCCCGCCGACGCAATAGCAGTCTTTGAAATTATCAATGTGAAGTGGATCGCTAGATGCGTCCTCGACGATTTGCGCCGGAAGCCATGCAAGCGAACTGTTCTGCTTTATGTTGCAGTACTTTGTCAGAAATTCGGCTTTTTTGGAAAGCGATCCCTCGGCAACGGCAATTTCTTCAAGCAGATAATCAACGGAAACCGACACGCCGAGATTCGGGTTTGATTTTCTAAGTTCATTTATGTCATTCCACTTATCAACGTCATCGATCATATACAAAAATGGCAGGAGCCGTCTTTCCTTGCTCTCACCCATCAGGAATCGTGTTGAACGTTTCATCAGCTCGTCATAAATCGAATCATTGACATATCCCGCCGTCGTGCAGCTTAGCAGCAGAGCCTCGGAACGCGCACCCATGCCGGACTTCATGACCTCATACTGCTTTAGGCCTTTGTCGCCTTCCCACGCCGCCACCTCGTCGCACGTGCAGAAGGACGGGTTGAAACCGTCGGACTTTTTCGCAGAGAACGCGATCTTCTTAACCATCGCATTCGTCGCTGGGATATATAAGTCCGTCATCCGATGCCGCGCCAGCTCCGGATCGTCGCCGAACTCTTTCCGCTTTTTCGCCGCCTCGAGCTTTGCCTTGCGCTCTGTCCAATCCGGGTCAAGCGTGGTCATCATCCAGACCGTGTTATAAATCAAATCCGCCTGGTCAAGTTTCGGGGCGACATTGAAACACCGCGCGCCAAACCCGCCCGTAACGAACCAGTCGTATTTCTCCATTGCCGCCGCAAGCAAGGTCTTGCCATTCTTCCGGCCTATAACGAGAAACACCTCGCGGAACTGTCTGTTTCCTTTCTCATCAACAATCCCATAAACGCACGACAGAAAAGCCTTCTGCCATGTCTCGAGGATCAGATTTCCCGGGGCTTTTTCGCCTTCCGTGTGGAATGCGTGCTCCTCTATGTACTGGATCGCCGCGTTCGCTTTCCGCTGGTCGAAGAAAAACAGCCCATCCTCCAGACCGTGTATCAAATACTCATATAGAAGCACTATCCACCGCCCGACCGTGACCGAACCGTTGCGGATTTGCTGGTAATATGTGTAAATCCAATTATCATTTTTCAAGTTCGATCACCTCGCCCCATGTCGCGATATATATTCTTTGAC